GTGAAGTGTAAACTGCATCTAATGCATCTTTTGTGCTCGTGATAGTACCGCCATTATTAGCGTTATCCAATACGTCCATAGCAGTCCTGTACGAACCGCCAAACTCATCAGACTGCAAACTCAACATATACAGTTCGTTTTTAAGGTCAGACATACTGATTTTAGAAGTATCGAATTTAGAAGCAGCTTCTGATACTCCTTCGCCAAGTTCTGCAATCTTTTTTGTCATGCCGTCCACAAACTCAGCTGATACACCCGCTTGTGCTCCATACAGCCCGAGAGCAGTTCTGGCTTGATCTGCGGAAACACCGTATTCTTTCAGCTTTTCAACCATATCTGAATACATTTCATCATGGCTTTTTCCAAGTTCCTCATCCGTTTCGATCAGTTGCCATAATGCTTCGGATTGCTCGTTGGTAAGATTAGCCACATTGGTCAGCTGTGTTGCGTAATCATGCAGATAACCGCCGTACTGTGTAGTCATTCCATTGCCACCCTGCATGGTCTCAAAAAGTCCTGCTAATTTTTTTGTAAGGAATACTGCACCTGCTGTTGCTAATGCGATTCCGCCGCCAGTCGCAACAAGACTTCCGAGAGAAGTTCCTAATGCTGGAACAGCCGTTTCTGCGACAGATGTTATTGCCGGATTGAGCATTCCTTGAATTGCAGTAGAAAGTTTTGTTGTTACGGTTGAACCGGTCAAAAATTTCGTAATGCTATTAACAAATGGCATCAACTTTGAACCAATTGCAAATACAGCTATTGCCTGAATGAATGTACCGGCAGACGTACTTCCGAGTCCTTCCCAAATACCGCCAAGAACACTGGTCAATACAGTAAGCAATTGTTTAAGATGTTTTCCCCAGTCAATTTCACTAAGGAATACACCGACATTGTGTCCAAATGCTTCCCAGTCAACACCTTTGGCAATGTCAATCAGTGAAGTAAGCAAATGATTTATGAAATCTTCTAGTTTTGCTCCGTTTCCTTTCCAGTCAAATTTCTGCATGAATGTAACAATACCGCCTGTGATATTGTCAACCATTTCATTCCAGTCAAAAGTCTTAGTGAAAGAAGCGAGCGTATCAAAAGCACCGTTCAGTCCGGTTGCCAGTGCATCTGCAATCTCTGTGAAACTTATCTTACGGAAGATTCCGTTGAGTCCATTCGCTACAGCAATACCAATCTCGCTATACGGAAGATTCTCGACGAATCCTGAGAAAATTTTCCATCCGCGCATAAAAGAGTTGCCAATGAGATTGCCGAAGTTTTCCCAGTCAACTTCTCTTACAAGTCCCGCGACTCCAGAAGCAAATTTCGCCCCGAGATTCTTCCAGTCAATTCCCTCTAAAAGTTGGTTTGCCGTATTAACAATAGTATTAATACCAGCACCAAAAGTACGTCCGATCAAGTCCCAGTTGATATTATCGACAAGGCTGTTGAATGTCTGAGTGAATGCACTGGTGAATTTTGTAATATATGGGCCAACTTTATTCCAGTTGATTGCATCATAGAGTTTTTTCATTCCCCAGTTGATGCCGTCTGCCATTATTTTTCCAAGACCTTTCCAGTCTTTTTTCTTAAAAGCATTTACAATAGCATCTGCCATCTCGTTTGCCCTGTTGGACATTTTCTTGAATGCTTCGTCCCATGCCTTTTGGTAATTGGCAAGAGCCGCATCTAGTGCCGCATCCAATGCCGGAAGGTGTGCTGCACTACCGCCAGTGCCGGATGTCGGACTGCTCGTACCGCTGGAATCGGAGTTATCACTAAGCTGATTCAGTTCATCAAAAGCAAGTACAGATAATGTTTTTTCAAGTTTTTTGGCATTTTTATTTGCAGTATCAATAGAATCACTGGCATTGTCCATTTCGTCTGCAATGTTACTTGTATCAACAGCAATTCCACCCGTAGAAGCAACATAGTTTGATAGTTTAATGCCAAGAAGTTTCGCGATATAAGCGAACATTCTTTGCAGTGCGATTACAATTGCGTTAATATACGGAAGAACTGTTTGCAGTATAGGAATGAACAAAGAGCCTATTGTTCTTCCGAGTGATGCAAAGTTAGATTGAAGCATACGAATCTGGTTTGCTGGCTGTTCTCGAATTGTTATCGCAAGGCTTTTTATCCTTACTTCTGCACCATTACAGTACAAGTCCAGCGTACCTTTTTACCACGGATTCTGCATCCGTACCGACCGATAGTGATGACTCTTGGGAAGATTATATTCTGTAGTATCTCAACTATAGGTTCACTTCCTACGCGTTGCGGTTGACTGCGGTTTTAATCACAGCCTTCACTCTCTGATTACCGTTGCAAACGGCTTTCCAGCTTATTTCATCACTGATAACTCATACCCTACTTGTCGGTTTCGATATGAGCGACTTGCCAGTAGCTACGCATTTACTACGCTACTGACCCGTTAATCGTTTTAGCCAAATCACCCCATGCATACTGTGAGTTATTCAGCAAAATAATCGTTCTTAAGATTGTTTTGTCTGCCTGAGATAACTTTGATATGCTGGTGTCGATTCCCAGATTGTATAATTCTTGTTGCATATTAGCGTTACGGATATTGATGCCGTACTTGTCCATTGCACGGCTCATACCAGTCAAGCCGGATGCCATATCCTGCCATACATCCTCGAAGTCCATGTTTCGCACAGAAGCAAGGTCAGCACCAACCATAGTCAAGGCATTTGACAGCTTCAATGCAGTTTCCGATGTATCTCCCATAGAAGATGCCATCTGTGCAAATGTTGCCTGATACTGCATGGTTTTTTCCGGGTCAAGCCCAAGATTGGCAGTATTGGTTCTGGTCAATTCGCCGGTATCTGAAATTTCAAACCCTGTCAGTTTCTGCGAAAGTTGCTTAGCTCTTTCTTGGAACGAATCTGCATATGCTTCAGCGGATTTTATACCACTTTTATTCCATTCGTCCGTATCCACATTCTCAGCTACTTGCTTGAATGCGGAGTTGAAATAGTTGAGAGTTTCCACGTAATTGACAGCTGATTTTATCGGCTTGAACAGTGTAGAACCAATCCTCTGTAGAAAGAACATTCGCATATACAAACTGTTGATTTTGTTGCTGATTGTAGTAAAAATTCCAGACATCTTCTTGAGCTTGGATGCGGTATTGATTGCAGATATTCCAATCCTTGCGATTGCAGATGCAGCTTTTTGACCAAGAGAAATCGTCTTTAAAGCAAATGTGGAAAATACCCGTGACATTCCTCGTATAGCAATTTCTGTCCTCGAAGAAGAAGTGCTGATAGTATTGAACGAATTCGATACAGAACTGGTGGAACTTCCAATATTTCCACCTGCTCTCGCCAATTGTGCTAATGCTTCTGTCATACGGATAACATCGGAACTGATATTCGGTGCATCACGCATGGCGTTAAAAAATTCAAGTAACGCCTTGGACAGTACAGACAACTGGCTTGCAGTCTGCCCAGTCTTGTTTCCCGCACTTGCCAATCTCGCAATGGCTTGAACAAATGTATTGACAGATTCGGAAATATTTCCAACCGTACTCATCTTTTCAGTTGCTCTTTTTAATCCGTCCGCAAGGTTCGTGATCTCCTTAGAAACCGTTCCAATAGAATCACCAGTCCCAGCTAATTTCGCCACAGAAGAGACAAAACGATTTACACCGGACGAAACATTCGGGATATTTGCCGATGCTGACAAAGAAGATACCATGCTTCCGAGTTTTGAAGTATCAAAATTACTCATATCTATCTTAGCTAAACGGTTCATGGCATTGATAAATGAGTTTACTCCGGTCTCTTTAAAGTCCACTTTTCCAATGGATGATAATGATTCCGAAACCCGTTGCATCCCTGTCGACAATCCAGAAGTTTTCGAGTTCAAGGAATCAAATGCAGATACAACCTTTCGAAGTTCAATTGCATATTTTTGGATGCCGCTGGCATTAACACTTCCTAATGATTTATTCAGTCCAGTTAGACTTTTGGATAAATTTCTGATTGACTGCACTGCTTTCTCAGTGCTACTGGTTATCTGTATATCTAGAGTATCTATGGTATTATCAGCCCTTGAGACACCTCCTTTTAATCAAAAAAATAAAGGGCAGACAAGACTTTTAATCCTGCCTGCCCTCATCATCATTGCTGTGATTCAGTTCAAAATTCGCTTGCATAAGCTGCAAGGTCATAAGTAATTTTTCTCTTTGTCGTTTCTTTTCTGCCTCAGAAAGATTTTCACCTTTCTCCTGTTCTTCTTGTATATCTTGCAGGAATGGCTTATCAAGATACTTCGCCTTGGATTTCTTGCCAACAAGTACAGTAGCAACAGCAGTCTGGACAGCACACATAGTATACATATTGTACTGCCATGCCTGTGCATCCCACTGCCGCTGTTTCAATTTATAGGATTCCAAA